CTTAAAAGTATTATTAGTAGATTGAGTTAAATTATTAGAGAAAGCATAGCTCTGATCCCCAAATGAGAAACCGGACAAAAGATTGCCGCTAGGATATACCTGCCCACCATCAAACTGATCTAAGTTAGGAGGGCCAAGTTGAACATAAAAACCCATCCTTGCTTCGTTTCTTAAATCTTTAATATTATAATTAAAACTAATATTAATATCAGGCGGAGTTAAAGTATAATCATAAACAGTAGAAGCATTTCCTATCTCTGAGAATCTAGAAGATTGAGTATTTATTTGATAACTAAATTGATTGATTCTTTTAAGAGGCTGAATTAAATTATAAATTCCTGTATTACCTAAATTAGCATTTGGATCAGAGAAAAAGTAGCCACTCGCTGGAGCAGGTCCAACGAAAAGCAATTGGTTATTATATATTACTCTGTTTGTAGCCATTAGATTTTACTATGATAAAGCAAGCTTGCCATGTAAGAATCAACTTGATGCTCGCAAGCGATTTCATGAATTTCTTCAATTCTCTTAGGATTTTTATCTGTAGGAGATTCGATGTATTGATCTATTTTAGAAACCCAATTACTCTTATCTTCGTTTGCTACAATTACTTTAGTAATATCTAGAGCTACTTCTTTTTGTCTGTCGTTTAGCTTTTTAAGTTTATGCTTTTTCTTTAGAAAGTTCTCTACTTCTGTTCCTAATTTACTTGTAGCCTCTACAGTATCTTTCAACTTCATTACGCTATAATTAGCTTTTGAAGATGTGCCAATTGGCTTAACATTTTTAGTTGTTTGTTTGATGCCGGTGCTGCCTGATGGTCTACCTGCTGCATCAATTTTAGGACCGCCGATAAGAGGCTGATAAAAACCTTTATCTTTTAGATCAACGAAAGCAGTTTGAGATTGGACTGACTCATCTGGAGTAGGTAGAACGCCAGTTTCAATAGCCTTAAGACCTTCCTCTGGAGTGAGAACTCCAAGCTCAATAAGACGAGTATAAATTCTATTAAGATTTTGATCTGTCTTAAGATCCATATCTTCAAAGAATGGGGTTGGAAATACTTTAAACCCTATTTCTTTAGAAATTCTCTTTACTTCTGGAAGTAAGAAGTCAGTAATAAAAGCTTGGCGAGCTTGTAATAATTTTTGACCTAAAAACGAAACTTTTGTACTAGCATTAGCAAACTTTTAATTATAAAATAGAATATTATTTAGTCCTATATTGATATCTTTATCAATGAATTCGTATTTTTTTGGATCAAGGATGTCGGCAATCTGAGGAATAACGAACTCTGCTTTTGTAGTGTAATCAGCAATCAAAACTCTTCCAATAGACTGATTTGCAAATAAATTTTGCATCGTCTTTAAGTTTTCTTGATTGACTCCGCCTTTATCTGGCTCTGCGCCCATCGTTACAAGCAGAATCACTTGTTGTAATGTTCTAGTAAGAGCCATGTCCATTCGGCGCATCTCTATTTTTGCGCTAATATCTTCAAGAACTGGGAAACCCATTGGCACAGCAAATGGCTCATAGTCCTGCTTCTTATAAAATACAGCATAGAACTTCTTTGTATCTAAATGTAATAAGACTGCTGTAGATTTACCTTTTAAAACTTGTTCTTTAGCTAAAGGCTCAAGAGATTCGAGTATTTCTTTATCTTCTTCTGTTCTTGGATGTCTAATTTGTTCAAGTTCGTAATCAGTTAAGACTTTGTAATATTGTCCCCTATTAAAGGATAGATTACCATTAACCTGAACATCTGCTGGATTGATAATAATGTATCTAGCTGGCAAAGAAACTCTTGCAGCTAGAGCTTGAGATCCAAAAACTTGGCTAATTTTAGAAACATCTTCTTCTTTAATGTTTGTGTCGTATCTATAAATAAAAACATTTCCAGAACGGTAATACTCTCTAAAGAATTTATCTTGTAGAGCAGTGATATTTATCTTGTTAAATAAGGCTTGAAAAAAATCTCTTGCGCTTTTATTTCCGCCTTTCAAATGGATATTACCACAAGACAATTCTGACATTAAATCAATCGTATTTCTAAACAATCCAAAATTATAATAAGCTTTCTGGCAAAGGATTACAGTATCTCGGACATCAATGTTAGACTTGTTATAATTATAACCAGTGGCATAGTTAAATGGCACCATTCCATCATCGATATTACGAAAGCGATCAGTTCTTTCGATTGTCGATGCGGCATTTCTACGAGTTCTTGTCTCCGTAACCCTGCTGGCTACACCACCATGAGCAGGAGTTGCGCCCTCTACGATCATGGGAGCAAAAGAACTTTCCTGTAGTTGATCTTTTTTAACCTTTGCCATAAGCCTAATAATTAATTACACATTTTAAATTAAAATTGGTGTAAATCCCGACGCAACTATTTTATTTTCAGTAGTCATAATATCATTATAACATTTTGAACCCCATTTAGCTAACATTAAAGCAGTGTAATTATCTTTTCTTGCTCTATTAGGCGAATTAGAACGCTTTAAGTGTTGAGGTAAATCGAAATTAACAGATCCACGACTACTAGTAGTGAACTCAACAAGCGAACATTGTTTCTTTGTGTTATAAACAAGCATATCTTGATGCTCAATAAGATCTAATTTATTCCAGTCTTTATTATCGTCTACAAAAATTAATGACTCTGGAATTCTCTTGTTTATTTCTTCATTAAAGAAAGATTCATTAGCTACGGTCTTTGAAGAGAACCAAATTTTCTTATAATCAATAGCTGCCTGAAGGTTTTCATTGCCTCTTCTAATAAAAGTACTTGTAAATACTTGGGTTACTGCTATTTGTTTATTTTCAAGGTTATATTGTCCTTTTGCTTTTTGAATCATCTTGGTATACTCAACTCCCTCAAGATCAGAATCAAAATCAATAAACTTAATCTTTTGAGACTCTGATTCTATAAACTGAGATTCATTATAAGTATTAAAGAAAATATCTGCACCTGCATTATCGCAAATGATATAAACGATATTAAAGCTAGTCATTAAATAATGAAAGTATTTAATATGATTGCTTAAATTACCAAGACCAGCATAACAATGAACGAGAACGTCATTTTTATTCTCGCGGTCTATTTCTAAAATAGCCATAGCAAAATAGTCAGCATTTGGACTGTCACTCATGTTAGGGTCCATTGCTAAGATATATTGCTTTCCTGAATCTCCTTTAATCTGTGAATGTGGACGTTCTTCAAACTTTAAAGTACATTCCTCCATCTTCTTCATACTGAAATAAGAATCGCTACCATCAGTAAATTGAGCGCAATACTCTCTCAAGAATGAAGCATGAGAAGCTCCACCGTTTTGTGCCTCTTCTGTGATAGAAGAATCAATCATCTCAGGAGGCAAAGCCTCATAACTCAATTGAGATACAAAATAAGTAGCACTTGTTGGTTCTTTAGAATAAATATTGTCACACCATTCTTTATAAGTTTTATATAAATTCTCGAAAGTATAAGAAGCCGAAGACAAGGCAATCATTTTAGAAGTATTTTTAAACTCCATTCGATCTGCTTCTGTCATTACTCCTTGGCGAATTAATTCATCTTCTTGTTCACGAATACTAATACGCTCTTTAATGTCTTGTGGTACAATCAAGAATGGCATCAATACATTTTTAATAATGTCTTCTGGCAACAACAGAAACTCGTCAAGCACAAGAACATTAGCACGGAAACCACGAATCTTTTCACCGCTTAGAGGAATTGCTTTTATTGAGCCTTCATTAATTGACCAGTCATATTCGTCATTGCGCTTAGACTTTGCGCCGAATGCTTGCATCAATAAGTCTGCGCCTTTTGATTCAGTAATCTTTTCTATTGAATTAAATATACTTCTTGCTGTTCTGAATGTTGGACCAGCAATCAAAATTTTACTCTTGGGTTCAAAGATGCATTGCAAGAAACAAAACACCGCAGCAGAGAAAGACTTGGAAGCACCACGACCCCACACATTCATGCAGAAGTTTCGGTTCAACATTCCTTTAATTACGATCTCTTGATAGGGCCATAATTTTATACCAGAAATTAGTTCTGTAGTTATCCCTATATTTGAACGCAAAAACTTAGCTAAAGTTATCTTAGCTTCTTTATCCTCAAGAGTATCTTTTAGTCTAGAATATTCATCGTTTAGATTTGGAATTATTCTATTGTATTTTTCTGGAGTATACCACATATTATAGCATCTTTAGATCGTAGCAAAGTTGTAAATCATATTTAAAAAAGTTTTCGTCAGTAGAAAACATTTTTTCAATTATTCTAACGGACTCTTTGCGACCCTTGGCAAATAAGAATTGCACATGAGGATATTTTTGTATCAACTCTCTGACATTATGGAATATAAATTCAGGGTTTACTTTTGTAGCCTTCTTATATACATGAGGTAAGTAATTAAAAGCTAAAGCATTGCTTAAACTTTCTTCTACAATAATAACAAGATTAGCTTTTGCATCACTAGCCTTTTCTATCTCTCGACAAAACCTCTCATAACCCGCGCTCAATGTTCCAATGAAATCAGATATAGATTTTCTTTCAAAATAAAGTTTGCCATCGTAACTTGGATGACTAAATCCATAATCACCGAACTTAAGAGTGCGAACTTCTGAAGCCATGTTAAAGATAAATGGCTTCTGTTCGCGGGTATCAATATAAATAATTGAACCTTCAGTTTGTAACTCTGTTAGATTATCCAAATCTTTTGGATATACATACTTATTTTTAAACCCAAGCTCTGCTGCTGCCTTATAATAGTCACCAAAAATTTCTTGCAAATAAATAACACTTGGACTCAAAACACTACGAAGCTCAACTTGAGATGGAGTGTATTTTAAATCTTTCTTATCTTTCCTTTTGAGGAGAAAGTCTTTGCAATACTCTCTTTGTTTTTCCAATGATTGAGCTTTGAGCCAATTTTTTAGATTGTTTTTATTATTAAAGTCTGTACTAAAGTATTGTTCTTTATTTTTGTAATTAATTATAGAGTTATCAAAGAGATCATAGCGAGGTAATTGTTGTTGATAATATTCTATGACTCTTAATTTATGACCCTTAAGATGTCGATTGAAGTCTGCATCTGCGTCATAAGTTTTTTGACATATTTTGCATGTTTCAGCCATTTAACACCTCATCTTCTGAAATTCCTAATATACGACATTTAATTTCATCCATTGTAGAGAGGCGATCTATTTCATTTTTAACCATAGCTTTTCTCCTCTCTGCTAATTTCAATAACTGAATGCGAGATTCTTCTTCTTTCCACATTTGAACAAGATTAAGAATACTGGCATTCTCTTTTATTTGTTTACTAAGGCGATCACTTCTCTTAACCTTCAAGTCATTAAGAAGTTTTTGCTGGCGAATAGTAGATTGATTATACTCATCTCTTGCTCCGCTGATTGCTTCTATAAGAGCCATTGGAATCTTGCCGCCACCATCTACTTCAATATCAATTTGATTCTGTAGCGTCTGAATAGTCTCT